CAGAGATTTTTTTCGTGTAAAAGTGTGCTATAAGTGTAGACAGGAAAAGAGCAAAGGAACGGAACTCGCCGCACCTCTCAATGAAGTGTCAAATGGCGAGTATTTTGTTTTAGGAAGGATCTGATTTCATGCCGCAGAAGAAGCAGTGGGAAGAGCAAGTGCCGAAGGAAGAGAGAGAACGGCGCAAGAAGGAACTGGCAAGGCAGAGAAAATTGAGCGGACTTGTAACAGGTCAGCCGATGTTCAATGACGGACACGAACTCGCTGCGAAGATGGCACAGTATGTTGCTGCGCAGCACGCTGCGGAAGAACCGCTGACGGCTGCCGGATGTGCGATAGCATGCGGAAGTGTCAGAAGCACGATCCACAAATACGGCACAGGTGACTATGACCATTGGGCGAGGGATCTTGAGGACAAGTACCGTGACACACTTGAAGGCGAAGCACTGTTCGTCTATGACTATTTGATTGGCGGTGAGCATGAAGGCGAGAAGGCGATTCTGTTTTCCGATGTTGTAGCGCACTATAACGAGATCGCCACTGCGGAAAGAGAGAAGCGTTTATACAAGCGTGGCTCTGTAGCGGACATCTTTGCTCTCAAGGCGCAGGATGGATGGCAGGATGACACGAATAAGGGTGTGACGAATCAGACATTAGTTATCACTGGCGGCGAGAGTGCAGAAGCCGCCTTGAAGTTACTGGGATATACAAAGAGTGAGTGATTATGGCTATTGGAAGCAAGATGAAACAGGTAGCACGGAAGTCCAATCTGCGTAATGCATATAGCGCATATCAGAGAAGAACGCAGGGCATGGGTTCTTCCGCAAGGGTGAACAGTAGACCTCTTCAGCAGAAAAGCACAAGGTCTATCGGCATGACAGAGCCGACACCGAGAAGTGCAGGAAGCATGAGCGTTGGCTCGTCTCCGAGACGGACAAATACCGCAAGCAGTGCCATGTCGAGCAGAATCAAAACTGCGGTTGACAATCGTGACTATGCAATCCCGGAGAGCAACATCGGTCGCAAGACTCGCAACAAGATGATTACAAGAAAGTACGGTAGATAGTATGCCAAAGAAGAAGGACAGGGCGCAGGAAGCGTTAACTGCTTTGATGCAGAAGGACTACTTTGCTTACTGCTTCGGTGTCCTCAATGACGGCATCAACCTTGCGCAGGAAAAACCGAGATATGTGCCGACACGCTTCCATAAGTGGCTATGCTCCACTGTGTGGGAGTGGCTTGAGCAGAAGACAGGCAATCCGTATGATGTCCTGCTTCTTTCCGTACCACCTCAGCACGGCAAATCGATAACCATTACGGAAACGCTTCCGAGTTTCTATCTTGGGCATTACCCGGAGAAGAGAGTAATTGAAGTTTCCTACGGATCAGAGTTCGCAAAGCGATTCGGCAAAGCGAACAAGAGCAAGATAATGCGCTTTGGCGGTCTCTTTGGGATCTCGATAGCAAGCGATGCCAAATCCAATGTCGATTGGAAACTGACGAACGGCATCGGCGGCATGATTTCCAAAGGTATCATGTCACCTATCACAGGTCAGAGCGGTGACCTCATCATCGTGGATGACCCTATCAAGAACTCGCAGGAAGCCTCTTCAGAAACACAAAGACAAAATCTGTGGAATGAGTGGCAGAACACAATCATGTCTCGTGTCCAGACAGGCACGAAGATAATCGTTATTCAGACGAGATGGCATGAAGATGACCTTATTGGTCGGCTGAAGGAAAAGCCGTTCACCACTTATTACAATCTTGAAGCACTGAACGAATCCGAAGACGATCCGCTTGGCAGAAAGATTGGCGAAGCACTCTGCCCGGAGATGGGCAAGGACGAGAAGTGGCTTGAGAACTATAAGGAAGGTCTGACGAGCGGTCAGATTGACGAGGGCGGCGAGAGCGGTCTTCGTGCATGGGAAGCATTGTTCCAAGGTCATCCGTCCAACAAAGAAGGTAACATCCTCAAGCGTGAATGGTGGCAGTTCTACGAAGGGCAGGACATGGACTATGACACAGTTATCATGTCGGTAGACCCTGCGTTCAAGGACACCAATGACTATGTTGCTATCGGTATATGGGGCAAGAAGAACGCAAACATCTTTCTTATTGACCTTGTCCGTGAGCATCTGAATTTTGAAGCCACGATGCAGGTCATGATGCAGAAGAAAGCACTATATCAGCCGTCAACCATCCTTGTTGAAGATAAGGCGAATGGCTCGGCAATCATCGAGACGCTGCGCAAGAAAATCATGGGTGTTGTAGGTGTCAATCCTCGTGATTCTAAAGAGGAGCGTGTCAATGCGGTTTCGTTCGTCATCGAGAGTGGAAATGTGTACCTGCCGAAAGACAGGTCATTCACTCCGATGTTTATAGAGGAGTGTGCGCAGTTTCCGAATGCAAAGCATGACGATATGGTTGACCAGATGACACAGGCACTTGCTCGTCTCATTTGGGTAAACGGCAAAAGACCACGGCTTATGCGGAGACGGACGCTCATCGAGGATATGCTTCATAAGAGTGGCAAATCAGCCACAGGGAAGGGAGACAAGCGTGTTGTTATCTAGTATCGTTCTTGTCATCATGCCGTTCTTTGCGGTGTGGTGTTTCTATGCAGGTTACAAACTTGGTAAGAAGGAGCAGATTCCTGTTCCAAAGGTCGAATCTCCAAGGGTAAAAGCGGAGAGACGCAAGAGAAGCAAGGAACAGGAAGAACAACTCCGGCGAACGAACATCCTTATGAGAAACCTTGAAAACTACAATGGGAGTAGCGAAGGGCAACAGAAACTATGAAAGAAGATATCAGAGAAGAGATTATTTCAAAGTATCTCAAGTGCAAGCGGTACATCGATGAGAAAGGCTTGATTGAGAAGACCAAGAAACAACATAGGTTTTATCTTGGTGACCAGTGGTACGGACTTGAGACAGGCGGAGAAACGCTGCCGATGTATAACATCGTCAAGCCGACACTGAAGTATAAGATTTCTACGGTCTGCCAGAACAAAATGTCTGCGACCTATTCTGATCTGCAGGCACTGGATGAGAACGTGGAAATCTTTGAAGCCATGAACATCAAGGTCGCTTCCAACTGGGAAAAGGCTGATATGTCGAATGTTGTTTGGCATGTTGTTAAGGATGCAGGCATCGCAGGAGATTCGTACACTTACTGGTACGAACCGAACAAGTGCCAGATGATTAACAATGTTTGCATTCTGCTCGGCGATGAAGCGAACCCTAATATCCAAGAGCAACCGTTCATTATCATTCGTGAGCGTGTATTCGTATCCGATGCTATCCAAAGAGCAAAGGACAACGGTGTGTCGGAAGATGAATACAGAAATATCGTCCCGGATCTCGACAACGATTTTCAACTTGACGAGGATTCGGATGAGGATTACATGGCATCTGATGGGAAGTGCCTGTCTCTTATTTACATGACAAAGGAAGACGGTGTTGTCTGGGTAGGAAGATGCACGAAGAATTGTATGTACCAACCCATGCAGCCTGTTAAATACATCAAGGGCGGTAAGTACTCCGGCAAGGGTCTGTCGCTCTATCCTATCGTTAACTTCATCTGGGAAGACAAACCAGACTCTGCTCGTGGGTGCAGCGAAGTCGAGCAGTTGATTCCGAACCAAATTCAAATCAACAGACTTCTTGCGCAAAGAGCAATCGCCGTAAAGCAGTGCGCATTTCCGAGACTTGCGTATGATGTTACGGCAGTTAATAACCCGGAAGATATCGATACGATTGGTGCGGCTATTGAGTTGAATGGTAATGCTCAAGCCGTCAACCAAATGGTTTCCTTCCTAAATCCTGCAGGTCTAAACGGCGAGGGTACTGCGCTTGAAAACGAACTGGTCAAAACTACTCGTGAATTGCATGGCGCATCAGAGAATATCCTCGGTCAGATTGATCCTACCAGAGTAGCGGCAAGTGCCATCGCCGCACTGCAGGAACAAAGTGCTTCCGTACTGAACGAACAGGTCAGCAAATTTGAGAAGTACATCGAGGATACCGCAAGACTTTGGTGGGAACTGGACATCGTGTATGACGATACCGTTGAGACACAGGATTCCGATGGGAATTATATCCGTGTATCGCCGGACAAGATGGAAGAACTAAAGCCAGAAGTCCGTATCGATGTTTCGCAGGATACTGCGTTTACAAAAGAGAGCGCACTTGCAAGAATGGATAAACTTCTTGAGATGGGCGCAATCACTATTAAACAGTGGGCGCAACTGCTTCCGCAAAACTCTCCGCTTCCGAAGGCTGAACTGCTTAATCTGATTCAGCAACAGGAAGATGAGCAGATGGCAATGATGCAAGGTCAGCAACCACCTGCGGAAGATCAGATGCCGCCACAGGGAATGCCAATGGAAGGAGTACCTAATGAATTGCCCCAGATGTGATAAACAACTCGCTCTTGACCATGTTGATAAGGAAGGCAAATACTTCTATGTTTGCATGAATCCAAAATGTAGCGAATACAGAAGAGCGTTCAATCCGTCAACGCAAGAGGTAAAAGAATCGGAAATCAAACCGAGAAGATAGCCAATAACGCATAAAGCGTTTGGAGCAGGGTCATGTGGCTCTGCTTTTTATATTAGGCGAAAAGCCGAAAGGAAATACAATGGCAGATAGCATTTTTGAAGGTGCGGTCAATGATTTGACCGATATGTCGGAGTTCACCGAACCGACCGATGATGCCGAAACCACAGGTGCTGACGAAGCGGAAGTATCTTCCGTGGAAACGGAAACGCAGGAATCCACCGAACCTGCCGATACTGCGGATGCGCAGTACGAAGAAGAACAAGCAGAGGAAGACATTCCTCAAGGTAAACGGTCACGAGACAGTGCTTTCGCAGAAATGCGAAGAGCAAGAGAAGAAGCCGAACGGCAGAACAGTGAACTGCAAGAAAGACTTGAAGCATTAGAGAGAGCGCAAAGAGAAGCAGACCTGCGCAGTTATGCCGAGGGTCTTGGATTATCCGAAGAGGAAATCGAGCAGGTAGTCGCTGATGCTGCAGAAGAGGAAGAGCGAGAAGCCGAGAGAGCAAATCTTGAAGCAGAGATCGAACGGCTCTCTGAAGAAAACCTCAACTATCAAGTCGATAGGATGATGGAGAAGGATCTCCGTGATATCCAAGAAATTGACCCATCGGTGAAATCTCTTGATGAACTTGGAGAAGACTTTGGCAACTTTGTTGCTGCAGGTTTAAGTGGGGTAGATGCCTACTATGCGATGATGAGCAAGAGAGAGCGGACTCAAATCAAACCTGCACCGTCTCTGGGCAAGGCGAACCAAGCATCTGTTCCTCGTGATTACTACACAAGCGAAGAATTGGACGCTCTTTCCCAAGAGGAAATCCTCGCAAATTGGGACAAGGTTCAGCGTTCGATGGACAGATTGTAAAAAGGAGAGGTTCAAATGTCCTACGAAAAATTCAAAGCCAATGTAATGGCGGCAAAGATTATGGAAGACCGCACTCGTGCGTCCGCTTTCATCAATCATACAGTTCGTGAGTACGAAGGTCTTCTGCGCAATGTCGGCGATTCCGTCACAATCAAGGGCGCAGGCAAAGTTGCTTTCACTCATACCTCTGATGGCAAGCCGATTAAACTCGGCGATCCGCAGACCCCGGAAGGCACGAACGCTATTCTGACAGTTAAGCAGCAGGATGCGTTCAACTTCATGGTGCCGGATATTGATGCGGCGCAGGGTGCAAAGGATGCTATTTCTCTGTACCGCAAGCAGGTTTCCAACGAACTGGCGATGATTCAAGACAGATACATCGCTTCGATGGCGCAAAGTCCGCTTGCGAAACTGGCTTCTGCCAATGCTACGCAGGCTACCAAGGCGAACATCCTTGAGATGCTCGATGATGCAGTTCAGTGGCTTCAAGAGGGTGATGTGCCGACAACCGAAAAGGTTACGGCTTTCGTTACCCCTGCCGCATTCAAACTGATCCGTCAGAATGACATCTCTCTGGACACCGACAATAGCAAGATGCTTGCAAGCGGTGCGGTTGCGAAGTACAACAACCTCGACATTGTCATTTCCAACAATGTTGTCCGTAATAACGGTGTTGACTACTGCATGATTATGACCGACAAGGCTATCGCATTCGTTGATGCAATCACCAAGATTGAAGCGAAGAGAGCAAATGACTACATCGCTGATGAAGTCCGTGGTGTCTCCCTGTACGATGCGAAACTTATCCGTCCGAAAGAACTGTATGTACTTAACATCAAGTATACTGCTTAATTGAAAGGAGAGTGAAAACACATGGCAAGAAGTGTTAGCACTGTTTGTGAACTGTTCAAGGCGAACGAAGCGTCCAAGGCTGAAACTCCTGTCGCTCTGACCGCCAACACTGCGGTTTATATTCCGACAGTTGGTCGCAATGTTATCATCGGCATCACTCCTGCCGCCAACGGCACTGTTAAGGTGTACAAGGGCGATGGTGTTGCGGCGATGAATGACATCACATTTGCGGTCACGAAGGATAAGATTTCTTTCGTGGAACTGGATACTTCCAGTTTTGGCATTATTGATGCCGCAGACGAAAATGTCGGTAGCATCAAACTTGAGTGCTCTGCCGCAGGCACACTCGTTGCAGTTAACGCACTGTAATTCAGATGAGGGGGTGGGGATACTCTCTGCCCCCTCTATTTTTTTAGAGGTAAAGCAATGACGCTCCAAGAATTAAAAGACAAAATCAGAGACTTGGGATTCGATGATGACACTACGATGAGCGAGTACGCTGACATAGTAGCCAACGCAATTACGAGAGCGTGTAAGATGATTGCTCTGACGGTCAAAGCACCTGTCGGCAAGTATGAATTAGACCTGTCTGATGATGAGGTGCGGAGCGAAAGCGGTCACTATGACCTTGACGAACTATGCGTTGATGAGCAGGGGAACAATATGTTCGATTCTATTGAGCGCATTGTTACTCACTCCGGCGCAGGCATAGATACATTCAACCAGTGGGAACTTGAGCAGGGTCATATTCTTGTTATCAACAACTCTCTCGCAGTGCCGCTGACGATTTTCTACAATCAAAGGATCTTGCCAATCACAAACACAACTGATGAGGATTACAAAATCCAAGTTGTGTACCAGTGCGAACCGCTTGTAAGCCTTTTAGCGGCACATTATGTATGGTTAGACGATGACGAGCGCAAAGCGATTCTGTACTGGAATGAGTATGACCAACTGAAGCAGGAGATCCTTGCAAAGAGTTTCAAAACAAAGGCGAAAGTGATAGGTGGTATTAGATGGCGCAACTAAATTTGCCGAGCGCACCTGCGTATAAAAGAACTTCATATAGCGGTCTTTTGGGTGCGGACTTCTCTGTAGACCCATCGCTTGTTGACAGAAAACACTCGCCTAACCTTTTGAACATGATTTCCGATAACGGTGGTAACCCTGTAAAGAGAAAGGGATGGGAAATCGTAAACAATGCTCACGCAGGCGAGATCGAAAACATTTGGTCATTCTATATGGATGAACAGAGGTTTATCGTAGCGACAACCAAAGAGGATGATAAACACGCAGAACTCATCGTCATGGACGAGAACGGTGTAGAGTATCCAATTGGTTCTGGTCATGTCCAAGTGGCTGCAGGAAAGCATTGCGGTTTTTTCACAAACACATCATTAAGCCAGTACGGCTTTTATGTACTTGACGAGAACAAATACCATAGAATCTATGTCGAGAATGGTGTTCCGACATACGAGGAAGTAGAACCGCACATCCCTCTTGTCATTATTTCAAGAGACCCGGCAACAGGCGGCGGTGAAGTGCAGGAAGATGTTAATCTTCTGACAAGATGTCGAAAGGAGATGTTCCTTTCAACATCTTCTAGCAGGTCGTTTTTGCTTACGCAGGAAGTTGACACGGATAAGCCATTTTCGCTCAAGTATAAGAGCGGCAATGATTGGTTGGTAGATACAAGTATCGGCATTGACCCCGGTGATGCACATATAGTCACAATTTCAACTGCACACGCACCTGTCAATCCCGGTGAAGATAACATCACAGTTGAGTATTATTCAAAGGCAGAAGAAGGCGAGAACAAAAGCGAGTACATTCTCAACTGTCTCTCGTGCGCTCACTTTTCCGCAACTGTGCAAGACCAGATATTTCTAACCGCTAACCCAAACAGACCGAACACGGTCTATTATTCGGCTTTCAATGATATCAGTTACTTCCCGGATACAAACTACCTTGCTATCGGTGGCGAAAACAGGATCATGGGATTCCTCAACCTTGGCGAGTATCTTGCCGTCATCAAAGAAGGCACATCCGATGACTCGACAGTGTTCCTTATCTATCAGACATCCATCAAGAATGTAACGGTAAGTTCTTCGGATGGGAAGACAACTACAACGCAAGAAAGAACCTTTGCGGTAAAGCGTTCTATCGCAGGTATCGGTGCTTGCTCACGGCATGCATTTGGTATTCTGAACGATGAACCGTTATTCCTCTCATCGTTAGGTGTGTATGGCATCATCTCATTCAACACAAATTCGGAGAAAATCGTAAGAAACAGGAGTTTCTATCTCGATCCGAAACTTGTCGAGGAGAATGACATCAAGGACGGAGTTGCTACGGTTTGGAACAATTACTATGTTTTGTTCGTGAACGGCAGGAACTATGAGACCGTAGAAACGAAGGATTCGAGCGGAAACACAGTAACGAAAGAAGTTCCGCTTGGTCATGCCTATATTCTTGATGGAAGACACAAAACAAGCAATTACTCCGGCAACACATCTTATGGGTATGAGGCTTACTATTGGGAAGGCATCCCTGCAGTATCAACATGTTCTTATGAGAGGGAGTTGTGGTTCGGCACATCAAAGGGTGAAGTGTGCAGATTCAAGAATAGCGGTGACATCAAAGACTATTCTGACGGAACACTGAAGAGCAATCCGACTTCCGCAGGAACTGCGATCCATGCAGTATGGTCAACACCGAATGATAATGACGGCATGACGGAATACTTTAAGACGATGCAGAAGAAAGGCACGATGTGCACGGTCGCTCCGTATCAGCGGTCTTCTGTAAAGGTCTACATTAGTCCAGACGGATATCCGAGACAGTATATCGGCAGAGCCATTGCAGATATCTCTGGTCTGTTTGACAACGAGATTGATTTTGGCAGATTGTCATTCGATCCAAGGACAACTCCTCGTGACCATTTCTTCAAGAAGAAACTGAAGAAGTATCAGCGCATCCAAATCTTCCTTGAGAACGATGAGGTGGACGAGCCGTTTGGTGTGTTTGAAATCGTGAAAACTTATGTTGTCACGAGATTCGCAAAGAACTCTTCGTTCATCGCAGGAAAGAACAGTGGATCGGAAGCACCGATTTTCCAACGGCATACAATTACTGTTGAAGATGATAGTGGCTCTTCGCAGAGTTTCGATATCAACGGAACGAGGTGGAGATGATGGCGAACATCACCAAACTAATAATTGACGGTCAATATGTTCTTGTCCCAAGTGGCAGCGGTGGCTCTGACAATGTATTCGCACGGACAACTGTTGAATGGAACGAAGAACCGTCTTTGGTAGGTCAGAATGGCGCAATTTACATCTACACGGATTACTACAACGATGGGCAGGGACATAACGTCCCTGCCTTTAAAGTTGGTGATGGTCTTGCGTATCTCATTGATATGCCGTTTGTTGATGTGAACATGCAAAACCATATGAATAATGAGGATATCCATGTTACGGCACTTGAGAAAGAGTTTTGGAACAACAAGGTCAGAACCGACCAAACGGATATCAGAAACGAGAACCTAATCTTCACAACAACCTAAAGGAGACTAATCATGGCAGACATTTCTAAAATCACATTGCCGTCTGGTCAAACCTATGACATCAAGGACGCAACCGCTCGTGCCGCTATTGCAGGTGGTGTTGCTTATCTTGGTGTATCGACAACTGCAATCACCGATGGCGGTTCGCAGAAGCCTACAATTGGCGGTACTGAGGTTACACCAATCAACGGCAACCTTGTTATTTACAATCAAGCAGAGTTCATTTTTAGTGGCGAGTACGGTGATGGTGGCACATGGTCTGAATTTGGTGATATGAGCAACCTTGGTGAACTTGCTTATGAAGATTCCGCAAGCGGAACTTTCACTCCAAGCGGCACTGTAAGCCAACCCACCTTTACAGGCACTGGTGTTCGTCTTGTGACAGGGAATATTCCTGTTCCAACATCGGCTTCATTTACAGGCACGGAAACAACATCCACTGGCAAGTTCACTCCGAGTGGCTCTGTTACTGTAACTCCGTCCACCTCTGCCGTAACGGTAAGTCCTGCGACAAGTGGCACTGCTACATACACACCTTCTGGTACTGTAACACAACCGAATTTCACTGGTTCGTCTACCACATTCACAGGTTCGTTTACACCGAGTGGCTCTGTGACAATCAGTAAAGGAACAGGTACTGCGAACTATACACCAGAGGGTAGTGTTAGCGCACCGACCATCAGCGTTGGAACGGCAGGTTCTACAACCAGTATCAAGAACCCAACATCGAAAACTGTAGTCACAAGCGTGAGTACAGGCGTGCCGAGTGCAATCGAACTTGACAACCAAATCACTTGGTGCGATGTAAGTAATGAGACGCTCCGTTTGTATAGAGTCGCAAGAGCAACAGGCTCATCAATTACCACATCGAATGTAACTGTCAAAACAGGAGATGCGACATATACCGCAAGCGCACCGACATTTACTGGTACTGGCGCACAACTTACTGCATCGTTTAGCGGTACAAGCGGAAGCGTGAGCGTAAGTGGTACACCTAATGGTTCTGTCAGCCAACCGACCTTTAGTGGTACTGGAGTTAGATTGAAGACGGATTCCAATGTTGCTACAGGAATCTCTTCCGCATCGTTCAGCGGAACGGAAGGCAACGTGAGCGTAAAAGGCACACCGAGTGGATCTGTTACTCTGACTAACACAAACAAGACCGCAACTGTAAGTCCTGCGTCAAGTGGCACTGCTACATACACACCGAGCGGTACTGTTAGTCAGCCGACATTCACAGGTACGGCAGGGACGGTAACTGTTGATTAAGAAGGGAGTGCGGTATGGCAGACCTGTCTAAAATCATGATTCCAAACGGAACAACCTACACTATCAAAGATGAGACCGCAAGGGAACTCGCTGATAGCAAGTCTGAAGTTTCCGTGTCACAGACTTTGTCCAGTGGTACTGCGATTGCGTCTATTACAGTTGATGGTACATCCACAACACTGTATGCGCCGAGCGGTGGCGGTGGCGGTGGTGGGTTATCGTTTGACGATGTTTATCCTGTTGGATCTGTTTATTACACTTCCGATTCTAATTTTAACCCGGAAACGGAATTCGGTGGCACATGGGAATCCCAACTTCATAGGTTTGTTCTTCAAGAAGAATTAGACGATGGGAGCAATGTGTGGAATTACCGCAAGTGGTCTGATGGACTATTAGAATGTTGGATAAGGTTTTACATTGATTCCATGAACATCAGCACAACAACAGGGCAGTTGAAATACGGCTCGGTATCATTAACTACTACGCAACGGACTTACCCTGTGGCATTCACAAAATATCCTACCGTGACAGTATCTGGCGATGTCTCCGGCGGTAATGGTTGGGTGGTTATGAATAACACGGACTATTCAACTACGAGACTTGGAACAATGACGGCTTATTCATCCGCAAGCAGATCTGGTGTAGGTGTTACGGTAAATGTCTTTGCGAGAGGGTTGTGGTCAACAACCGCAACTGCTCGTCTCATGTGGGTTCGTACTGCATAAGGAGATAATAAATGGCTATTACAGATAACAAAATAACAGACCAGAGTGCTTACTGGGTGAAGTCTGCTCCGAATATCCTTGTAGGTACTCCAAGGGACAACAAGAATGTTTTCGACAAACTGTCTGAACATATCATCGATAAGTTCAACGCTGCGCTTGATGACATTTCAAGCGCAGTGAGCGAACAGACAAACTACATCGGAACTGTCCACGATGAGATGCTTGCTGAAATCAATAACATTGACCGTGTTGGCGCATTTGTTGTTCGTGGCACTTGCTATGATGAAGAGGAACTTGAGACACTTCATCCAACAGGCGAAGAAGGAGATGCGTATCTCGTTGGCGATGCCGATGATTTCAATCTTTATATTTGGAGTGGAACGGACGAAATGTGGGTGGATTGCGGAAGCATCACATACGAAAAGCACACCGCATTCAACCGTGACTTTGAGAACATCTCAAGCAACATCCAAATGGATGGAGAAGCAAACGCAGGGAGCGGATACAAGGTGGCAAGGGCGAACCATGTGCATCCGACCGATACAACAAGGGCAAGCCAAGAAGAAGTGGACACTATACAGGCAAGGCTTGATAATCTCGCCTTGCAGGTTTATCCTGTCGGCTCTATCTACATAAATGTCAATGAGGTAGATCCTGCCAATCTTTTCGGTGGCACATGGGAAAAAATCGAAGATATGTTCCTTGTGGGAAGTGGCACTCAATTCCAACAGGGAACAACTGGTGGGAACTCATCAATAACTTATACACCGAGTGGTACGGTTGGAAGCCATACATTGACAATTGCGGAAATGCCGTCTCATTTACACAGATTGCATTTCTATAAATCTGGCGGCTCTGATCCTGCGTCCGGGTACAGTTACAGTTCTCCATCACAGGTTTCTGCTGACACGGAACTGTCATCGAGTATGCTCAAAACTGGCGGAAGCCAAGGTCATGACCATCCGTTTACTGGAACTGCAAGTGCAATCAGAACTGTACCGCCATATCTCGCAGTGAATGTGTGGAAGCGTATTGCGTAGGGGGTGGGCGAATGCAGATCAATAAACTTCATGGCAATTACAACATCTCCAAACGCATTGAGCCAGTTAAATATATCGTTGTCCACTATACAGGCAGCGGAACAAGCAAAAGCGGAAGCGCAAAGAACAACTGCATTTATTTCGGCAGACAGGATTGGCAGGCTTCCGCTCATTATTTTATTGATGATGGCGGTGTGTGGGAGTATGCAGACCCCAAGGATTACTACACTTGGCACTGTGGCGATGGGCATGGCAAGTATGGCATCAGCAATTCCAACTCGATTGGCATTGAGGTTTGCCAAAATTACGATGTGCCGTACACGGAAGCAGAGATTCGGTATCTTACCGAACTCGTCCGTATGCTGATGGTCAAGTTCAATGTACCTGCGGAGCGTGTAGTCAGACATTACGATGCGTCTCGCAAACTGTGTCCGCTCTACTATGCAAAGAGAAACGAAGCATGGAAAGAACTGCATGAAAGAATCACAGGTGCAGGTGGCGGTTGGAAAACAAGCGGCGGCGATTGGTACTACTACAAAGACGGTGTCATGGTCAAAGATGCATGGGAAAAAGATAGTAAGGGTTGGTGTTACCTCGGTTCTGACGGAAAGATGGTCAAGAACAAGTGGGTGAAGGACAGTAAGGATTGGTGCTATCTCGGTGCAGATGGCAGGATGGTCAAGAACAAATGGGTCAAGGATTCACAGGGTTGGTGCTATGTTGGTGCTGACGGACGCATCTACCGCAACAGATGGATTAAGGACGGAGCATCCTACTTCATCCGCAAAGATGGTCACATGGCAACAGGGGCAGTAATCATTGAGGAATCTTTTGACTCGTCTGGCAAGTGGACAGGTGGAAAGGAGAAACAGTGATGCCCGATGTAGTAATCGTGGCTCTCATAAGTTTGGCAGGGACATTGTTCGGCTCTATTGCAGGTATCATGACGGCGAACAAATTGACGACCTACCGAATAGGCGAGTTGGAAAAGAAGATGGAAAAATTTAGTAATCTTGTAGAACGGACATTTATGTTGGAGCAATCCACGGCACGGCAGTGGGATAGGATTGATGAACTCAAAACAGACATTGCTGAAATCAAAGCGACCATTAGAGGAGAATAAAAGTGAGCAATAAAACATATGATGTATTGAAGTTCGTTGCGCAGATCCTTTTGCCTGCGCTTGGGACATTGTATTTCGCATTGGCAAGTATTTGGAATCTCCCCTACGGCGAACAGATTGTAGGGACGATTACTGCGGTCGATGCATTCCTTGGTGCGGTTCTTGGAATCAGCACGAAAAAGTATAACGAGGGGGACAGATAACATGGCAGAACTTCCGTATCTCACCGAGCAACAGATTCGTGACAAGTATGCGCAACAGTATGCTGATTACGAGAAGCAAAGAAATGCTGAAGCAGAAAGAGCGAGAGCGCAGACGAATTCGCAGTATGATGCAAATCAGCGTCAGAATTACATCAATTATATGCAGACGCAAAAGGATCTCCCGGAGCAAATGGCTCGGATGGGGATCACAGGCGGTGCGTCCGAAACTTCCGCTCTTCGTTCTCGCACCAACTACGAGAACAACTTCAACAATACAGAACGCTCTCGTGGTGCTGATATCAACAAAATCAATACAACTCTTGCCGACACACTGAACACCTACAAGATGACGGCTGACGCAAACATGAACGATGAGATTGCGCAGAACGCTCAACTCCGTGCGCAGTACGAGAAGCAACTTCAGCAGGAAGCCGAACAGAGATTTGCTAACACCATCAGCGGTTATGACAGTATCTCCGGCATTGACGCTGAAATCGCAAAGATCCAGAAGAGCGGTGTTGACCTGTGGAAGATTGACTATCTCCGTGCAAGACGAGCGGAACTTGCTGCTGCAGAGGCTGCTGCATATAGCGGCGGCGGTGGCGGTGGCTATTCGTATAGCGGCGGCGGTGGCGGCTACTCGTATAGCGGCGGCGGTGGCGGCGGTGGCGGTAGCACTGTTGCTGACGCAGCGGCAGGGGCAGCGGCTAGGTGGAAAAGTGCCTTCAACGGCAAGAAGAGCAGCGGCGGTGGCAATAAGACCACAAAGAGCAATACCACAAAGACTTCCACAGGAAGAACCGCATATTACAAGAACAGGACTTCTGGAGCGAGTTACAGAAACTCAAAGAAGTCTCGTGATTACTCTTGGAGAAGACGATAGGAGTAAGACATGGCGAAGAAGAAAAAGTTTGGTGCATTGCTTGAGAAACAGACCAAGCAACTTCCTGTTGTTCAGCAGAAAGCACCAAAGACTATTTCTATCAATGCGTCTACTGGCGGCATAAAAAATGCCGTCAGTAGCGTTAAACCGCAAATCGTAAAGACCGCAAGGCAGAAGGCAGAGGAAGAGCGATCCGCTCGTATGAGGCAAGGTCTGTCCAAAACATTCTCTACTGTTGTCAGAAGCAGTTTCAATCAGAAAATGAGCCAACCGACAAGAGTGAAGAAGGGAATGTTCCAAAGCCTTGGCAATGTACTTCAGCCTGTAAAGCAGAACGCAAGCGAAACTGCAAGCAAAAGAAGTACGAGCGCACCGCTTGGACAAATCAAATCTTCGATTCTTGAACCGATTAAACAGGACATCCGAGAGAACCCCTACGATGCGGTTCGCAAGGTCGGTATGAAAGGTTCTCGTAACGAACGCAAGGTTTATGTTCCTTTGTGGCAGAGAGACGAAAATGGGCAGATTTCTTCCAATCAGCGCAGACTTGAGAATGCCGCTCGTGGCGGTAACCGCAAGGCGCAGGTTGAAGCAGAGATGGGCAGGACAAAGGCACAGACTCGTAGCGGTCATACATATGACCAATATATCAATGCCGAACTGAACAAGAAAGGCTTGCTTGGGCAGGACTACATTCTTCGTAGCAGAGATCCATCCAAAGAAGCGATGGACTATAGACAACGATATGGGTTTGATAAAGAAGCACTCGACAGAGTTTTGGCGATTGCAAACAACACACCTGCAAGCGGTGACTATGCAGAGCGTTTCAATGGGCAAGACAATGGAAATGTTCTTGATAGGTTGAAGTTTGGCTTTGATGAATCCTACAGAGCAAGGAACATTGAGGACACCTTGCGCAGGCAGTATGGTGTTGAACTGTCAGACGAAGACCAAGCGAAACTGGATGCCGTCCGTGATAGTGGCGGCTACATGGTTGGTAATATGCTTGGGCAGGCTTCCCAGTTTGCACTGACCGCTCCGCTTTCCGGCGCAGTTGAAGGCAAGTTGCTTTCTAGGGTTGGTCTTGAAGGTGGGAGAGCGGCAATCAAAACTACTGGCGATGCGTTAAAGTATGCAGGTGCAAGAATCGGTGCTGACCAGATCGTTTCCGCTCCTGTGAACATTCTCGATGCGCTCAAAGCAGACAACGGAGAGGAATTCGTTAAACGGCTCGGTTTGAATACCGCAATGGATATCTTTTTCGGCGGTCTTACGGAGATCCCCGGTCTTCGTAAAAACATCCACTTTGTCCGTGGTCTTGAAATGAATAACGCTGCGAATGCGACATCCGATGCATCGCAGAAGTTGGTTGCGAAGGTTGGCGCACAGAGGGAACTCCGGCAGGCGGTCGAAGAAGCAGGAGACGCTGCGAGACTTGAAGCGATCCAAAACGCAAATGGTATCAGCGCAAGCACGATGAATGGTGCTGATGCGCTTGATATGGTTGATGATAATGCGCTCCGCTCCATCGAAAACATGGGGTATGGTTCTGATGTGGCGAGGGAAGCGGATATTCCGAATGTATCCGCACCTGCAGAAAACGCACCAAGGCGGTACACTCCGCAGAATGCAGAGCAATCCGCAAGGATTCAAAATGCTCTTAACACCATCGACCAGTATGGCGGTCTAGACAGGATGCTACGCACTGCTGATGACACCGACAGGCTCATCAGAACATTCCAAGACCCTGCCTTCAATGATGTCGATATGCTTGAGGGTGTTGCGAACAATCTGTTCCCGGAAGGCAAGATGCGCAGTATCCGCATTGATGCAGAAAGAGCGTATGGCAATGATGTTCGTGCGTTCGATGCAGACCCGGAATCGTTCGACTTCATACAACCAGTAAGAGAAGATTACTATATCGACCTGCTTTCCAAGGAAGTTGTTGACGAACTTCAGCGGTCTAGAAATGTAAGAGACATTATTCCGCAACTTGCTGATGACCTTGGTGTTTCTGAAGAGGAACTGCTCGATGCTTTGAGAAGAACGGAAGGCGAGTTCTACGGCTACGCTCCGTCAGAGGGTGTTAGGAACGCAAGGACAGTTGTAGAGAATGCACCTGCGCAGAACTTCGATGCTATCGCCGATGCTCGTGATGTGTATCAGAATGCGGTCAAATACTATGACGATTTGATTGCTGACCTTGAAGCGAGGGGCGATATCAGCAACGAAACGCTCCAATGGCTTCGTGCTAGACGGAACGCAACTGACAAGGCACGGCTCAAGGCAGGCAAGAATCTGAAGAGCGCAGACGAGTATGTTGATAGGTTTGCCAAGGATATCGACTATGTCAGAGACAGGATCTACAAGACAGACGGCTATGATATCTTTGAACGGCATTCCGTCGGCAAGGCGAATGAGGAAATCAGAAACGCACTTTCCGAGACGAGCGAACGGCTCACACCTATTAACGGCAGACGGCAGCCTGCCCAGATGGTAACGAAGGAATCTGCAAATGTAGTTCCCAACGAGCGTACTATCCGCAGACCTAACAGACAAATCAAGGAAGGCGATGTGTCTTCTTCGCTTCTCCGTAACCTTGGCTATGATGGTGTTGACGAAATCGCAGGTGCTGCTGATAATGCAGCAAGAGCAATCCCTGTAGAGAACACCGCAAGAAGAGCGGCTGAACAATCCGCAAAGAACGAGAGCGTTGAAGATGCTACCGAGCGGCTTATAAGGAAGTGGGGCGATGCCGGGAACGAGACTAGTTATAGACATGTTGTAAAACAATACGAGGGTATGTCTGCCGCTGAATTGAAGAACGAAAAAGAAGCACTTCAAAGAATGGCAAACACATCTAGCATTGATCCGGACGAAGCGGCTGACAGGATTGCGGTTATTGACGCTATCGCAAGAGAAAAGAACGGCGCAACGAGCAACACATCTAGTGCATGGAATGACATCCCCAATGTGGCGAAGTCGGATGAAGCACCGCAAGACCTTATGAAGGCGAATCCGCACCGCAAAGAAAACACGATTCCTAAAGCGTCTGACCAGAAGACAAGGAAAGAAGTTCTCTTCCGTGGCGAGACCGCTGACCGCAATGGTGCGAAAGAAACCGCAGAGCAGGTCGCTGAAGCACCGAAGAAGCGCAACCAAGTCAAGGGCATTCTTGGAGAAGAGAAAGCAGAAAAATCCGCAGTTGAGAAGCAGGCTGATTGGGATGAGTTTGATGTAAAGGAAGCGGAGCGCAAAGGCAGAGAAACTGTAAAAAGAGAAAAGAAGGCATCCGAGAAGTATGGAGACTATCCGGGTGGTATGCCAAAGAGATCCGCAGAAGGCGAGGAATTGTCAAAGGGTGCTGACACGCTCTTGAGCAGAGATGATTCCATAGTCCATGAAGATGTCCAACTTCGTGGTATGGAAGGTGTGACAAACGAGGGCGCAGGCAGAAAGACAACACAAAAGTTCAATGCGTCTCTTGAATCTGCGCACGAAAGGTACAAGTCCGACCCACAAGCATTTAAGGAAAGGCTGAAGAACGCAAGAGAGTCCGTTAGAAATGGAAAATTCCCGGAAGGGTATGACAATCCGCAGGACTTCATTTCTGACGAAGCAGAACTGCAAAAGCAATTCACAAGGCGGCTCAACGCTATGGAAGAGGGTTCTGAAGAGTATTGGGATCTCGTTGATGAAGCATGGGAGTATGCGCAGGATGCCATTGCAGGCGGTTCGCAGGCAGGTGGCTATCTTCGCCAGTACCAAGCATTTATTGATGCGCACCCCGGTGTAAAGGCTGCGTCTATTGATAAAACCCTTAAGCGGTTGTACAGACAAAACGAGAAACGGCTTAAGAAGATTGGCATTGATGAGGACACATTCATCAAAAATGCACTTCCAAAGGAAATGAGAACCGCAATTCTCACTGCGGAAACAAAGGAAGAAGCGTCCAAGGCATGGGCGAAAGCATCTATCCATGTTTGGAATCAGATCCCTGCTTCTCTTAAAGAGAAGGTCGATTTCCTGCGTATCAACGCAATGCTCCTTAATCCAAAGACGCACATCAGAAACATCTTTGGCAATGCGCTCTTTGTTCCTATGCGTGAACTTAAGAACCTCACAGGCACTGGTCTTGAGTACATTGCCCAGAAGGCAGGTGTGCTTGATAAGGCTGCAAGAACGAAGGCGGTCATCCCGGACAAGGCAGCGATGAAAATCGCAAAGGATGTTCGGAAAAACAATCCTGCTATCCGTGGCGCATCTAGACTCCTTGAAAACCTTGCCAACGGAAGACCGCTTGAAAGCGGAATGACATTCATGGCAGGACGGCAGAATGCAAATGCCGTCATTAATGGTGTAAGGAAGTTCCTAGACAAGACAGGCAATGCAAATGGTTGGCTTCTTGAACATGAAGACTTTCTGTTCTTTAATGGCGCATTTGATAGACAGTTCGGCAGGATTACGAAGGCTAGAGGATTGACGGCAGATGACCTTCTGAACAATCCGAAACTCCTTGACGATGTCACAGAGGCTGCAACAGAAGAAGCACTTCGTGCGACCTACAGAGATGAATCCGCTGCTGCTCGTATGATTTCCAAGTGGAAGAACCCACCGAAAAATGCAAGCGCAACTAGGAAGGCTGCAGGTCTTGCTCTTGATGCCATCCTGCCGTTCACCAAGACTCCTATCAATATCCTGCGCAGGGCGGTTGACTATTCCCCTGCCGGAGCAGGCAAGGGCATCTACCATCTTGCAAGGGGCATTCATGACGGCAACCAAAAGATGATTGTCAGAGGTCTTGACCAACTTGCGTCAGCGATCCCCGGCACAGGTCTTGCCATGCTTGGATGGTTCATGTCTGAAAATGATGGTGTTACTGCCAAACTTGGTAGCGATAAAGATGACCAGTTCATGAAGGATCTCGGCAAGCAGAACTTCTCTATCGTGTTCAATGCAGGGACGGATAAAGAATGGAGTTACACTCTGGATTGGGCAGCACCGGGTTGCATTCCGTTCTTCACAGGTGTTGCATTCAAGGAAATGTCTGACGAGGGTGTTGACTTCTGGGAAGCGGCTGACGCATTCGAGCAGATGCTTGAACCTATGACAGAGATGTCCGTCATGCAAGGCATCAAGAACACGCTTGAGACTTTCCAAAGAGAGAGCGGCGGCGGTGTTATGCAGGGTCTTACTTCTGTTGGCATCAATACTGGTCTGTCTTATGTTGGGCAGTTTAAGCCGACTCTTGTCAGCCAAGTGGCGAGGACAATCGATCCTGTCAGAAGAGATACAACATCCACTGCGGAGTCTGCAAGTAAGCGTCAAATCGAGCGGTGGTGGAATAAACAGAAGGCAGGAATCCCCGGTCTTTCCAAGACGCTCAATCCCTACCAAAATGTATGGGGCGAGACGGAGAACAACACCTACAATGATAACCTTCCAATGCGTATCGTTGAGAACTTCTTCTCACCCGGTTACGCAAAGAAGTATAAGGCTGATAGTGTAGATAAGGAAATCATCAAACTCTATCAGCAAGACCCATCCGCAGATGGAGTGATTCCGACAAAGTTCTCCAAATACGAAATCGGCTTTGACGGTGGTACTGTCAGATTCTCCACGGACGATAGGTCTAACTTTATTAAGGTACAGGGCAAGGTTTCCAAACAGGATCTGCACAAGTTGTTTGACTCGCAGGAGTATAAGAACGCATCTCTCACAGATAAACAGAAGATGATTGCAAATGTATACTCTGATGCAAAGGGGCAAGCAAAGCGTGACACGCTTCTGAAGATGGGCAAGGATGAGTGGAAAGTCTACACGGATGACTTCGATACTGGAAGCAGAAAGAAAGACTACTCTGATGCAAAGGCTGCAGGTCTCAAGGCTGACCAGTACTATGAACTCATGACCAACAAGGATTGGGATCTCGATGAAAATGGCAGTCCCATGAAATCCGAACTTGCGCTTTATCTTAATGCGGATGACAATCTGACAGATGAGCAGAGGGCGGTCATCTTCAGTAAACTCGCCAGTGGGAATACGAAAAACCCATACGAGGACGGAACTGCGCACACCACCGATTGGCAAGCGGAATATGACGCTAAAAAGAACAAGGGCAAGAGTTCCAGTGGTTCTAGTAAGAAAGGCAGATCCGGCAGACGCTCCGGTGGCGGTGGCGGTTCGTCCAAGACCAAGGCAAGAGCAAAGACCGCAAGCGAGAAGAAATTCGCTGCCCTGCAGAAGATGAAAGCACCCACAACCGGGAAGGGCATTGAAGCACTCGCAAATAGTGCAAAAGGTTTGACAAAGTCGCAGAAGAAAGCACTTGTAAAATTACTGCAGAAGAAACTCGATGTATAATTGCACAGGGGTGATAATCATGGAAGAACAAATCAATGTGCCGTACATCGTACACGAAGCAGACATGGCACGGATGGAGAGAAGCAACAAGCGGCTCTCCGTCCTTGCTACTGTTGTAGTCGCATTGCTTTTCATCAGCAACGCTCTGTGGCTTTGGGTGTGGAATCAGTACGAGTATGTGGATACATCCACAGTAACAACTTCCGTAGATCAAGACGGAGATGGCAACAACATCTTCGGCAATGGAAACGAGGTAAACGATGGGTCAGAAAGTGACAGTTACTAAAACGAGAACCAGAACTCGCAAGAAATCGAACGGCAAGTCCAAAGGTGTAAGGAGACGGAAGCGGAAATGAGATTCGATGATATGTCTCGCACGGAGATAGAATTCCTCATCGATGAGTGGATTCACAAAGAACGAGACAGAGCGATCCTTAAACGCAGACTTCTCGATGGCATATGCTACGAACCCCTTGCCGAAGAATTCGACCTATCGGTACGGCAGGTCAAGAGCATAGTATACAAAGCCGAGGACAAACTATTCAAGAAAGCGTCTAAATAATGCACGAAAATTGCGCACTCACTTCATTGTGGGTGCGCTTTTTTTATTGCTTAATTTAGGTGAAGGAGAAGAGAAATGTTTGTCGAATACAATCCAAATCCAGTAGGCAACAACGTGGGCGATTGCGTCATCCGTGCGATAACCAAGGCGATGGGCAAGACATGGGAAGACACCTACATCGACATAGTGGTGCAGGGATTTTTGCACTCCGATATGCCGTCATCGAACCATGTGTGGGATGCGTATCTGCGAGACAACGGATTTAACAGACATATCATGCCGAACTTTTGCCCGGATTGCTACACGATCCGGCAGTTCTGCTATGACCATCCCAAAGGAACTTATGTCCTTGCCACAGGTTCTCATGTGGTCACGGCGATAGATGGTGATTACTACGATACATGGGATAGCGGTAGCGAAGTACCCATTTACTACTACACAAGAGAGGTGATTTAGATGTACAACAACTACTTTCCAGTAACCTATCCGCAGGTTCAGCCGATGACCTACTCGCAGTATCAGCAGACACAGACGAATGGCATCAACTGGGTGCAGGGCATCGAGGGAGCAAAGGCATACCCTGTTGCACCGAATGCGAATGTCATGCTGATGGATTCCAGTGCTAACACATTCTATATCAAGAGCGCAGATGCCACTGGAAGACCCACAATTAGCCTGTACGATTACGAAGAGCGCAAGGTGGGCAATGATACCACCACGCAAAATAAAACGGCTGATTACGTAACCAAGGAAGAATTGTATGCAATCCTTGGTGGCTTCGTGAAGAAGGGAGAAAGCGATGAACAATCTGTATCAGAAACTGAATCCAATGGCAAACATGATTGAGCAGTTCAACCAGTTCAAACAGAACTTCAATGGTGACCCAAAAGCGCAGGTTCAGCAGATGCTCAATAGCGGTCAGATAACGCAGGAGCAGTTCAATCGAGCATCGCAGATGGCGAACCAAATGATGAGGCTCATGAAATAAAAAAAGAACCAATGGTGGGCATTGGTTCTTTGTGGATGTTGATGACGAACCAACATCACGTGGTGCATAACTATTATACCAAACAGGCACAAACCTTGCAAGGGTGCGATAAATAAAGTCTTTCTAAAGAAAGGAGAAACAACATGATGAATGAATCTATGTCTCCTGCCGACTTCGCCGCAATGACAGGGAACTACAACGGTGGCTTCGGTAATGGTGACGGATGGTGGATTATCCTTCTGTTCCTGCTTGCGTTCAACGGCGGTTGGGGCAATGGCTTCGGCGGTTACGGCAATGGTGGTGCAGGTGCTGACATTCAGAGGGGTTTTGACCAGAGCGCAACGATGAGCGCACTCGGTACACTCCAAGGCACAGTTACCAACGGATTCTCGTCCGCAGAAGTAGCAGGATGCAACAGAGCGATGGATGCTATGCAGACCGCATACACCAATCAGATTGCTGACCTTCAGAGAAGTTTTGATTCGCAGAGCGCAATCACTTCTCATCTGACAGGTATCGAAGGCGCACTGCAGAACTGCTGCTGCGAGAACCGGGCAGGCATCGCTGATCTGAAATACACTGTAGCGACCGAAGCGTGTGCTGACAGGGCGGCGGTTACCGATGCACTCCGTGATGTCATCGCAAATCAGACCGCAAACACACAGGCTATCCTTGACAAGATGTGTCAGCAGGAGATGGATGCGCTCAAGGAACGCAATCAAGACCTGCGCACTCAACTCAACATGGCTAATCTGTCTGCTTCGCAAACTGCACAGACGGCTCGTATCCTTGCCGACAATGCTATGCAGACACAGGCACTTGAGCAGTATCTCAATCCTGCTCCCATCCCTGCGTACATGGTGCAGAATCCTAACTGCTGCGCAACTCCGTCCTATGGCTGCGGCTGCGGCTGCGGTTGCGGTGCGATGTAGGGGGTGACGGCATGGCAGAGTTTACTTACAATCCTGTGCAGGTGGTAGAGCCGAATCAGAATGTGATTCTGAATGACTCCATCAGATGCCCTCATGGGTATGTCATCCACCGCAACGAAAGCGGAATCGTAACTCTCCGTGGCATCGTCAACAATCCGTGCGGATGTTTCGCAAGATACCAAGTGACATTCAATGGCAATATCGCAGTTCCAGAAGGTGGCACGGCAGGGGAAATCTCCATCGCACTTGCGATTGATGGCGAACCTGTTCTGACGAGCAGAGCCATCGCAACCCCGGCAGCGGTAGATGAATACTTTAACGTGACTTCGACCGCAATCATCACAGTGCCGAAGGGTTGTTGCTACACTGTAGCGGTAGAGAACACTTCTGTTACAGACGGAACAACACCTGCGCCTGCCATCAATGTGCAGAATGCAAATCTTGTAATCGCACGAATCGCATAGAAAGGAGAGCAAAATGGACGAATTAAAAGAAATGCTCTACTGCGAATTGGACGAGATGACCAAAATGGGCGATATGTCTAAGGGTACTCTGAAGACAATCGGTGAGATCCTTGATGCTATCAAAGACATCGAGACTATCGAAGCCATGAGCGAAGGCGGCTACTCTGGTGAAGAGGGTAGCAATTCCATGCGTGGCAGATACTATCGTGATGGATATTATCGTGATGGCAGAGAAGGCTCTTACGAGGGCAACTCTTACCGCAAGCGTAACCGCATGGGTCAGTTCAGCAGATACTCAAGAGCAGGGGAATCTGAACAGTTGGTAGAGAAAATCGAAACACTTATGGATGACACCACGAATGGTGGCGATAGGGAAAAGATTCGCAGCCAGATCATGGAAGTCATGGATAAGTACAAATGAAAAAAGGGGGAGCGGCGAATCCGCTTCCCCCTTTTAACAAGAAAGGAGATTTATAGAGAGACACCTGCTACGGACTCTGCGATTTTGTCGAGAGCCTGTTTGCGAATGTTGTAGGCTTGTGAACGAGAGATTCCGCTTTCTTCTAGAATGGCTACTGCGTCCGTTTTAGACGGTGCGGTGAAGAATTGCTCAAGAACCTTTCTTTCGTTCGGCTCAAGGCTATTCTGTGCCTTCTCGTAGGTCTTTATGTGCCACTCGTAATTGTCGATGCGTTCTTGGATGGCTAACCTGCGAAGAACAAGTTTTTCTACTTGATCCCCGGTAGGAGATGTCTGCACTTTGTCCGCATCTGTAGGAACGCTTCTTATATAATCGATGTCATTCAGTTGGCTGCGGAGTTCGTCCACGATGCGGATCGCCTTGTAGTAATCCTTAACGAACTTCGCTGAATTGAAACTGATGTAGTCATTAATCATTCTTATTCACCTTGGAGTACATCTCCATGAAATCACCCATTGCCATCGTGACGAGCCAAGGGTGTCTGTCTTTCCTGTGCATTACCACAGGCATCTCGCCGTCTCGTGCATCTCGTGCGCTTTGCTCCATCGCCTTTTCGATGTTGAGTTTCTCGACACGCTTGCACTCGATGTGGATTCCCGGAAGACCGACAACATCTGCATCGCCATTTGATCCAGAGTACTGTTGTCCTCTCCGGCACTCATATCCGTATTCTTTCAGCAGGTTGGCGAGTTCTCTTTCGCCTCTTGCGCCTTTTGCTCTGCTATTAGTCATTTCATTTTCCTCAAAATCTTCTTCAGAAGCGATACGATATTCCATAACCAACACATGATTGCGGTCAAACCAATTATAAGAATTGTTTCTAATGTCATCTCTTTTCTCCCTTTTCGCAAAAGCCATCCCACGGCTTTGCGGTCTTGTACAATCTACAATAGTTTACACCATCATCCTGCACGATTAGATATTTGCAATGCCCACAGGTTGTGATGCTCTCAAGCAAGGCGGTAACTTCGTCCAGTTCCTTATCGAGAAAGAAGGGGGCAAACCTGCGTATCTTCTTCAGCCGTCTTACTGCTTCTTCAATCGTCATCATCTTCACCATCCATTCTTGCACCGCAATTCGGACAATACCTCGTTTCGTATGTTGGCACTTGCAGTTGACACTCGGAACACCTTATCACTGCATAAGAACCGCCACTTGTACTTGGTAGTCTTTCGTGCGTCCACCGCCCATGCCTAACTGGTGCGACATCTGCGTTTTTTTCTCTTATTGATTCCACGATTTTGTCATTGAGTTCAGTAACCAAATCATTTAGGTCATCAGCGATCTCTATGAATGTCCTCGACATCTCCTCTCCTTTCCCAATTACTGTACGCTTTTGTGCATCCATCGCAGACGATGTCATCCCACCATTTGTCATAGTGCTTGCAAGTGTCGCAGGATTTGTCATCGTCTTTCTCGTCAATTATCTTGTTCAATTCATAAGTCATCGATCTGATTTCACGCACGTCCTCAACATCATTCTTGATTTCACGGATGTTCTCTGTAAATCTGTCAACTGCGTTCCTGTACGCTCTGTAATTTTTATCAGTTGGAAACTGTTTATACCGCTTCAGTAACTTGTCTGTCCATTCATCCTTTAGGCTTTCACTTGGAACGATAGCGCAGAACGGCTCTTTGCAACACTCATTCAGATAGCCTCGCACTTCCTTGTGGCTCGATACAAATACGATATAGCCTTGTCTCGATAACCATTCTGCAATCATGCAGTAAGGCTCATGCCAATTCTCACAACGAACACCACCCTTGCATAGCGCACTGCTTTCAAGGTCTATGTATCTAAAGTTCTTTTGAGACAATGTGCTTTTGCCTATACCTTGATATCCTATGATAATCATCAATAACCCCCCATTCTATGGTTTGCACGGAAGGGGCGGTAAGGGTCTGAATAGCGGTTGCGAATGTGATAAGTGATAAGTATTCGTTCGCCCCTTCCATGCAGTGGCAACCGAGGTGGGAATCGAACCCACGAATGCCGGGATCAAAACCCGGTGCGTTCACCGCTTCGCCACTCGGCTATGATGTGGCGCACTATAGACCAAAATGCGCCACAGGATACAAATGAATCAAAGGCTTTCGCCTTCAATTGGCTCGTGCCATTCGCAACCACCATCAAGGTCTTTGTCAAGCAGTGGGTGACCGCAGAAGTCACCATCCTCTACATAGAACTTGCATCTCTCGCACCATGTGCTATCGAAACTACAGTGGTCGCAATCGCCTACGCATGGTTGCGAGTCGCAGGCTTTCGTCCATCGCCATAAACTAACACTCATATCGTTTCCTTCCTAACTCTCCTATAGTGTGACCATCTGCCACGCTTCTCTGATCTGCACACGGCTGACCGAATCGCATTCTCTGATTTTCCGACCGCAAGTGCATAGTCTGTCAGATTGTCATAGATGCCGCCTACCGGGAACTCGTACTGGTCATTCGTAACGCTGAACCAGTAGTATTCAATTCCTCTTTTCTCCAGTACCTTCGGCATCACATTGCCTTTCTAGCCATCGCTGCTACTTGTATCGCTTCACAGGCAAGCCGTCTTGCATGACGCTCGATGTCCGTGAGGATGTTTCCGTTCTTGTTGTCCTGCCGGACGGATCTCCATAGTCCGCTCATGCAATCAATAATTGCGTACATTTCCTCTTTGCTCTCTGCAACTTCTTCAAGGATGACAGAGAACGCTTCGTGGTCAGAGGAGAACGAATCGCCATTGTCCTCGCAAGCCATGTCCAACTCATTCTGAACAAGGTAATTTACTCCTTCCATTGTTTTCTTATACACGCTCATCCAACTCCTTCCCAATCGTCTTTGCGATCCTGCGCATATCCTTTTCCAGTTTGGAGAACTCGGTCAGCGCACTCTCAAGGTCTTCGCCGCCTGTCTTCTTGCCTTGCTCACGGATGAAGCCATCGAGCAGGGACTCGAAGGTGGTGTAGTACCCGGAGATCCGCTCGTACTGTGTTTCGCCTTTGACCTTCCTCTCTTTGGCGATCCACATCTGGAACGCGTCCTTGCACAGGCATCTATTCTTGGTCAGAGAAATGCGGACTTGTCTGTCCGCATACTCCGTCCCGTCTTTCTTTACTCGCTTCGCCATAGGTCATCCTCTCTATCTCTAATGTTTGCTTGGGCAGGGGAGCGCATCTGCTGCAGCCTGCCCTCGATTTTCTTCCTAGCATTCTTGGCATCAGATATC